AACCTGGAGTGAAGGTCTTTGGGGTCTGCAAGGTGACCAGATTGTATCGTTAACAGGTTTTGCTCTTACAACAAATTTAGGTGGGTTCACTCAAACAACAGTGGGTGAAGCTACTGGTATCGCTCTTACCTCATCTTTAGGAACAGCAGTAGGTTTTACAGATTTTGTAGCTCAACCAAGTGGATTAAGTTCAACTCTTGGTTTTGGTTCAATAACCTTTTTTAACGACAGTATTGAATCACCAAGTGGTGTTGCTCTGACAACAGCGATGGGTTCTGTCACCACTTTTGCTGATGTTGAGATGGCGATTACAGGATTTGATTTAACAGCCTCCCTTGGGTCTATTAATTTAATAAATTGGGAGGAGGTTGATGTGGGCACCTCCGTTGTATGGACAGAGGTTGATAGAGCAGCATAAATGATTTATAATGTGAACTAATATAAAGGAATAGTATGGCATCAACATATTCAACAAGTTTAAAATTAGAATTACAAGCAACTGGCGAAAATGCTGGTACTTGGGGTACGAAAACAAACACAAATTTAGAGTTAGTTGAACAAGCTGTCGGTGGTTATGAAGAGGTATCTATTGCAGGTGGTGCAGGAACTACTGCCTTAGCAATGTCAGATGGTGCAGCTTCAAATGCACGAAACATGGTTGTAAAACTAACGGGAACAATTACAGGAAATAGAATCGTTACTGTTCCTGATAGTATGGAAAAAGTTTATATTGTTTCAAATGGAACTACTGGTTCTTTTACAGTTCAATTTAAAACAGTTAGTGGAACGGGTTATACTTTTGTTGCTGCTGATAAATCAGTAAGAGTATTATTCGCTGATGGCACAAATATTGTTGATACAGGTATTATTAACACATCTTCCACTGACACACTTACAAATAAAACACTAACAAGTCCAACTATAAATGGAGCAACAACTACAGGCACTATTGCTAACTCAGCAACAATTGAAGGTGGCACAGTCAGTGCTGTTACCTTAACAAAACCAAAAATTGCAGATGCTGGTTTTATAGCTGATGCAAATGGTAATGAGCAAATAATTTTTCAACAAACAGCTAGTGCAGTAAATGAGTTAGAAGTTACAAACGCAGCTACAGGTAATGATGTAGGACTTGCAGTCACAGGTGGTGATACAAATGTTGGTTTAGCTTTTACTGCTAAAGGTGCTGGTCGTTTTAAATTTAATGATG